GTCGAGGGGACCATGGTGCAGCGGCACGCCGGGTGTAATGGCGGTTCTGGAGCCTCAGACAGCAACGGCGGGCGGTCGTAGTGCCACATCATCTGGTCCAGCTCGGCGCAGGCGGCGCACGTCCGGCGGTCGAGCGTGGCATACCACGTCAGCCCGGCCAGGATGTTCTTGTGGCGGCGGTACACGTGCAGCCGCGCGGCCGTAGCCGCGCGGTGTATCTCGGTCCTGGCGATCCGCTGGGCATTGTACATGGTCTTGCCCTTGACGTACTGCCGGATCCGGCGCGCTGCGGGGTCGATGCCCTCGCCCAGGGTAATCGACGTGGCCAGGGCCGAACGCACATCATCCGCCGCGCCGGCGACCATGGTCTTCAGCCGGTCATTGAGCGTCTTGCCCCCCAGCGGGGTCTGGATCATCTGCTCGATCTGCGCCAACGGCAAGCGCTCGAACGAGATGAGCACCTCCATCGGCTTGGGCAGGGCGTCGAGGAGGATACCGGTCTGGGCCACGTTCTCGGCCTGGATTATCTCGCGTAACGTGGCCTTGAGTTCGCCGCCGGCGGCTTGCGCGCTCAGCTCGACCATGCCGGCCAACTGCTTCTCCAAGCGGACCAACCGCTGGCCGGTGAACGTGCGTGGGTCGAAGCCCACCCGGGCCATCGTTGTACGGACCTCGCGCAGGGCCTTGTCGAACACACGGCCCATCTGCGCCAAGGCGTGCTCTTCCACCGCCAGGAGGTAGTGGCGGTGTTGAAGGACCAGGTCGGCCAGGGCTTGATTGACCGAGGCCATGGGCGCGGGCTACTCCTCTTCCTCCGGCGGGGCGGCCGGCTCCTCTTCGGCGGGGCCGAAGTCATGCGGCTGCGCCTCGTCGCGCTCGTCGGCCAAGCGCTCGTCCTCGTCCGGGTCCAGCCCCACCCGGGCACGGTATGTGCCCCGCGACACCACACCGTCGCGGAACATGATACTGAACGCCTGCACGACCTTGAGGAGCTCGTCACGTACGATCTCGGGGAACTCGATCTGCGGCCGCACGCCAACGATCTCCTCGATCATGTCGGCGAAGCAGGCGGCGAAGCGCCCGCGGTAATCGTTGAACATGGCCAGGATCGGCGACGACTGGGCCAGTGTGCTTGCGAGGTTGGCGTTGCTGGCGTCGGCGGTGACCATGAACTCCGGCAGGTTGACGCCCGTGGCTATCTGCAACAGGATGGTACGGCCGTCCTCCGCCGCGCTGGCGCCGTCGGGGGGCCCACCCGGGTAGATCCACTCCTCGTCCCGGCCGACGATGGCCACTGTCCCGGGACGGGGAAGCTTATGCGCCTCCATGGCCGCCTTGCGCCCGGCCTTGCGTTTGGGGCCGCTGCCGCCGATCTTGCGGATCAGGGGGATCCGGGTCCGGATGGCCGTCATCGTCAAGCGATCGAGCTGGAACATGCGGTAATACGCGATCTGTCGCAGCACGGGCTCCAGGATGGGCCGGCCGCGGTCGGTCAATGACAGGTCGTCCACCTTGAAGTGCGTGACGTCGTTGGCGTAGAACACGTCGGGCCATGGCTGGCCCGGGGCGCGGGGGGCGTTGCGCAAGCTGGCGTCCACGTCGGTCCGGGTATCCGAAGCCAGCTTGTACGCCCACGGGCGCTCACGGTTGGTGGGCGCGGCCACGACCTCCTCGACCTCCAGGGGGCTCAAGCTGTTGATTGTGATGGCCTCGGGCGGCAGCGCGGCCAGGTATGCGCGCAACGCGTCCGCGTCCGGACGTCCGGCCGCCTCGTCCCAGTACCGATCCTCGACCAGCGGCTTCCGGACCACGAACCACTCGCCCAGCAGGTAGGTCAGCGTAATGATGTCGCGGTACCGCCGCTCCCAGTCGTTGGCCTGCGCGATGATATCCCACCGGGCCTGCGCCGCGCCGTCCGGGTCGACGTCGGCCGGGAACAGCACCCGCATGCCCTTCCCGCACGTCAGGTACGTGTAGGTCTTGATGATGCAGCGGGCGAGCGGATCGCGGTAGTAGAGGTGGTTGCATTGCTTGAGCACGCGCTGGCGGTTGGTCTGGGACAACGGTAACACGCGCAGCCCACGCCCCATCGCGTTCCACGTGCGGGTGTCCCGGGCCAGGTCGCTCAGCGTCTCACGCTCAGTCGCACGGACCAGGCGCAGGGTGTTGGCCTCCTCGTGGAGGTCCTCGCGTAGCTCCTCCAGCAGCGGGTCCGCCGTGAACAGCCAGTCCAGGAGGACATCGGGGTCTGCGTGCGCGCAGCCGGACGCCGGGCGCCAGCTCGGTCCTTCGCCTGCCGGGTCGTCCTCGTCGGGCGTGGGGTGGTCTGTCGTTGTGGGGCGCGTGGTCATGGTTCAGTACTCCTCCCATTGGGCCGACCAGCCGGTGGCGTCCCAGTTGTCTTCCAGGTCGTCGAAGCGGTCGTCGCCGCCGACGTAGTCTATCTGCGCCTCGGGCTCCCCTGCCCGGCGGCTGAAGCTGTCCGGCGGCTCGGTGGCCATACACGCATAACGTAGCGCGTCGCATGTGTGGTCGTTGAGCTTGCGCGGGCGCGGGACCTTGGCTGTGGGGTCCATGATGTAGTGCAGCATATCACCGATCAGCCCGGTACAGCACGCGCCCACGTGCAGATAACCATGCGCCAGCAGGCGACCGACGCGCTCGATCCCAGCGTTGACGGCATTAACGGCGGGCTCGATGTGTATTCCCTCGGCGTCGAACTCAGCGGCCCAATGCGGATCGGCCGGGTCGCCGACAAACCGTACCATATCCACGCCGCCGTACAGGTCCGAGATTGCCTTGATGTGCACGGCGTGTTCGCTGGTCCGGCGGCGCGGCGCCGAGTACTCGGCCAGGACCTGTACCTGCTGGCTCGGCCCAACGGCGATCCAGACCGCCGCCAGTGGCGCCGTGAACCCAAAGTCCACGCCGCAGACAACGTCCCAACCCTTGGGGCAGGGGAGCTGGTCGGTGCCGGCTGGTGCCCGCAGCAGGTGGCCGGGCTCGTCGGGGTCGTCGGCGAACCGGTCCTTGAACTCGGGCCACACGCGCCCCGAAATGTCCTTGAACTGCGCCTCGTACTCTTGCTCGAACTCCCAGGGGCGCAGCTGCTGCCTGGCCGCTTCAATCTCCTCGGGGGCGATGTGTACCGCCTCGCGCGACGGGCTGTGCCACCAAGCCCAGCGCGGGTCCTGGCCGCTGCGGGCGCGGTGCCAGAGGGCTTCGAGGTGGGGGCCCTTGAGGGCGTTGGGGGTCCCGATGAACAGGGCGTGCCCCCGCGTGGCCACGAGCATGGGCTGGATGGCCTGGGTCCACGCCTCCATTCGCATGGTCCCGTACTCGTCGAGCACCACGCTGGTCAAGCTCGGTCCGCGCAGGCTGTCGCTGTCGGCGGCGCCGATCAGGAATATCTTGCTGCCGTTCTGGAGGTACAGGCACAACGAACTCTCGTTGGGGCGCCGGGACATCATGCCGCGTGGCAGGATGGCCTTGGCCTTGTCCCAGGCGATGCGCTTGGCCTGCTTGTACGTCGGGGCCACATACCAGTGGATCGTGCCCGGGTGAAGCACTGCGCGGCGGAATATCCACAGCAGGGCGGTGACGGTCTTGCCGCGTTGCCGCCCCCACACGCAGATCTTGCGCGGGTGCTGGTCCTCGACCACGGTCTGCTGCAAGGTGTCGGGCTGGATGCCGAAGCGTATGTGCAGGCGCGGCGCCCGCTGGGCCAGGCCCCGCTGCGCGCGCTGGAATGTCCGCTTGCGGATGTGGCGGCGCCATCGGTCCACTGCCCGGGCCAGGTGGCGGGCTTCGCGCTGCAGGTCAGCGGGCGAGGTCATGCGCCCTCCCCTGGATCGCTGTCCTTTGCCGGCGGTGGCACAGCGCCGCCCACGTCGTCGGGCAGCACCTCGTGCTCGACGGTGATATCCGTCACGGCGGGCAATGCGGGCGGCGGGCGGCGCTTCGCCGCGCGGACCCGGCGCACCATGGCCTCGTCATAGGCCGGCCCGTCGGGGCTGCCGTATTCCAGGATCACGTCGCGGACTTGCCGCAGGCTGTTACTGTCCTCGACGTTGGTCATGGCCTCGATGACGCGGCGCACGGCGTCGGCGTAATGCACCACCCAGCGGCGGTAGTCCTTAGCCGTGATTGCGCCGAGGGTGTAATCCTCTTCAAGCCGCAGGCGCTGGAGCTGGAGGTCGCGCAACTGGGCCTTGAGCACGTCCATCGGCTGCTCGGGCAGGGCGTCGTATACGTGGAGCTCGCGTTCGTCGAGGTAGTCGCGCAGGTCGGCGCCGTCGTGGTGCTCGTCGAGGGGCACCATGACCGGTACCAGGCGCAGGGCGCGGAACAGGGCCTCCAGGGCGGGGAGCTTGGGTACCGCGCGGCCGGCCAGCCAGGACTGCAGGGCCTGGGGGCGCACCCCGGCCGCCCGTGCCAGGCTGGATACACTGATACCGCGGGAGTCGACCGCCCGGCGGATCTGGAGCAGGAGAAGGGATTGAAGCGATGGGGCGTTGTCCCCCGGGGTGCCTGTATCGTCCGGTGCCGCCATCGCTGTCGCCGTGCCCTTCTCTACTCATGACGCACACGCACCCGCCCTTCGAGAGGGCGGGCCGCGGTGCAATGCAAGCGGTGATGCGGCCGGTTTTACTTACCCTCGCTGTCGGCGAACGCGCGGCACACCCGCAGCAGGCCGGCGGTAGTATCGCCCGCCGGTCCGGCTGCCTGAAGCACGGCCTGGACCTCGGCTACCTCATCGGCCGTGAAGCCCCGGACCACGAGCCACCCGGCCTCAGCCAGGGCGGCCATGATGCCCGCCACGCGGTCGGGGGGCAGGGTGGTCAGCTCGCGCACCAGCTCTTCGGCGGCCACGTCGTCCACCTCGGCGGGCGCTGCCTGTTCGCCACCGGTCGAGGGGACCACCGCTTGGGGCTGGGTCGCCGTATCGCCCGCGGGGCTGCCCTCGCCTTCTTCGCCGCCGCTTGCGTCCGGCGGCGGCGGCACCTTGTACTGGTCCCAGTCGAAGTCCAGGGACTTGTACAGGTCGCCCAGCTGGTCGGTCGTGAACGGCAGGCTCTCGGCCAGCACGTCGACCGACAGGCCGTCTTCATCCACCAGGCTGCGGATCAGCTTGGCCTCGGCCACCAGGTCCGGGTTGCCACGCAGGTGGATGAACACCTCGACGAGCTGCTTGGCTTCGGTGTCGGTCACCTTACCCAGGTCCCAGGCGGGGATCTGCTTCATGCCGAGCTCCTTGGCCGCGCGCCAGCGGTGCTCGCCGTCGATGATCTCGTACTCGCCGTCGGCGGCCAGACGTACGATGATCGGCTGGGCGAAGCCGTACGCGTGGATGCTGGCCTTCTGCCGGTCGTACATGAAGGCGTCCTGTACGTTGGGGTTCCATGGGTTGGGTCGGATCTTATCGACGTCGAGCTTGGTTGCTTTGCCGCGCAGCTTTGGCTTGCTGGCCATGCAGGGTCTCTCCTTACTCCATGATCTTGCGGAGCCTGGCCGCCGTTGATGGAGGGGATGCGCCCCCGACCTCTTCGACGACGATCTCCAGCGTGCCCTCGTCATGCGTAGCGTAATAGTCAAGCACCGCGCGGCGAACTGCCATCAGGGCCGACAGGAAGTCGCTCCGGCGCGCGCGCAGGCAGATCACCCGGCGGGTCGATCCACGGTTGTCCTCCAACATGGGGTGTCCCTTCCCTGCTACCAGCAGCAGCGACCACAGCCACGCCCGCTGCCAGGTCTGTACCAGGAACAGTAATGCTTCCACCAGCACCCACGCCGCCACGGCCCACCAGAACGAACCATAGCGCCCCAGCGCCAGCCCCCCAACAAAGACTAGCCGGACCAGGGCAGAGATCCAGGGGAACATACCACGCTACCCGGGCCTTCAGGGCGCGTCGGGGCGGCGGAACACCAGCACGTGCTCGTGCTCGACGAGGGGATAGGCCGGGTTGCGCTTGCGCTGGACGTGCTGGTAGAAGCCCGGGCGGATCGGGCGCAGGTGGTAACCGACGTAGCGCAGCCCGCCAGCCTCGGCCAGCGTCACGGTGTCGAGGTCGAGCCGCACCACCCGCGCCTGGCGGACGAAGTTCTTGGTGTGGACGAGCACCAGGCCGTTGGCCGGGGGGACACGGGCGAAGGCGCCCAGGATCGCAGCCCACTCGTAGAGGAACGATGACCGGGCGGTGGGCCCGCAGGCGCGGTCTTCGCCCGACAGCACGCCGGCCACGGAGCCGTACGGCCGATCGTGGTTGCCGATCTGGTCGGGGTGGTCGCCGTAATCCTCCATCGCGCCCGTCAGGTGCAAGTCGCGGATTATGCGGTGCTGCATCTCGCTGTGCCGGCCCGGGTGGTGGCCGGTGGGGCCGAATGGCGGGCTGGTCAGGATCAGGTGGTAAGGGGCGTCCCGGGGTAGGAGGCGGCGGAGGTGCTTGGCATTACCTACGCGGAACCATACGGCCCCCGGGCGGAGCGCGGCCGGCAACCGGCGCTTGGCCTGGTCCAGGGCCGCGCGGGCCAGCATTGCCCACCGGCGTTCGAGCTCCACGCCCGCGGCGCAGCGGTTCAGCCGCAGGGCCTCGATCAGCGTGGTCCCAATGCCGGCCATCGGATCGAGCACCCGCTGGCCCGGGCGCGAGTAGCGCTCGATAAGCCAGCGGGCCAGCTCCACCACCATCTTGCCCGGGTGAACCATGCACTGGACCGGGTACCACTCGCGCCGGGCCACTGCGTGCCGGGCGCAAGTGCCCAGGTCGATCATGCCCAGGAAGGGCGCACGCCCGGGGAGGCCGTCGGTGGACCAAGGGACGGGAGGGGGAGTGGGGGGAGACATGGTC